GTCAGCCAAGCCAGTGAGCACTGACGGCTCCAGCGACTTCTTGGCGGCCGCTGACGGCCTGGACACCTGCCAGGTGCTCGACCTTATGGACGAACTAATGGACACGCTCCAGGTGATCGCTCCAGCACTTTATCACTCTGCAATGCTACGGCTGGACGAATTGGAGCCGTCCTCATCCTTGCCAAGTGAGCAAGCAAGTAAATAGGTCTGCTGAAAGTCTGTAATCCGGGCGACTGGCTGCTGCTGGTCGTCTTTTTTGTGCCCCTTGCCCTCCTGCTTATCTACGGCCAGCATAACGCCCGCTAAGACGGTTAAGCCGCCAAGGCATATAACTGGTATGGGTAGCCACCAAAACCGCTCGGAAACCAAGCAGAAGCCCACACAGGCCACTGCACAGCCAAGCCATCGCAGCGTGGCAGATATTGCGCTTCTCATTTTTCTTTTGCCTCTCTTTCCAAGTGCTCGGCAAGTTCAATCAGCCGCTTGACTTCTTTCCGTCTGCCGTCCAATTTCAACCAAATTCTATCCGGCGTGAATTCAGACGCGTCCTTGATATGTAACGCATTCAAGAACGCCAACTCTGTGCGGCTCTCTCCGTGTCTGCGGCAAATGTAAAAGTGCCGCTCGCCGTCTAACAAGTGCTGCAGCAGCACCGCCATATATCTACTGTACTCCGGTAGCACTCGCTTGTTTTTACTGAACAGCCTGGGCGAATAGCCGCCCAGGTGCCAGTAGATTGTCTCGTGAATGTCCATCGCTTTAGCCCTCCATCTTCTTCAAGTCGTCGTAGCCCTCAATGCAGCGCTCCGGGTCTCTCGGGTCGTAGTCCATCTTGCGCAACTCAATGCGGCGGTTCTTCATATTGTGCCGGTTCTCGAAGCAAAGACGGCCGAACGCCTCAACTGCGTCGTGCTCATTGTCACCGATCCACAGCAGATCCTCGTCTCCAGGCTCGCCGTTCTTGCGGATGTCGATGTCCGCCACGCTGTACCAGGTGCCCTCGTAAGCCACCTCGTACGCCCACTTGGTGAATGTGCCTTCCTTTTCGTCCCGCTCCTCGTAATGTTCAATGGCAGCGAACGCTGTCTCCAGGCTTTCAAAGCGGTCGATTTCTTTCTTGTCTTTTGCGGTTCTAACAATGTATGCGTTCATAACTTTCTCCTTTTGCGTTTTTGCTCGCCAGCTTATGTTTTACTGCATTACCTACCGCCATTGCAAGGTCGGTGTTAACTCTACATTAGATAAGGCTTTCACAATCTTCGTTCACGATGTCGTAAAAGTCGGGCGTATATGTGCCGTCGTGTCTGTCTTCTTCTTCATAAGCGATAATTGCATTTTTCGCTTCTTCGATCGTGTTGAATGCTTCAATCTTGTTTCCTGCTTCTCTGTCTGCTGTATAAATCATCATTGTAATTCACCTTTCATATTTTGTTGTGCTGGGGCTGATGTGCTCAACCCCAGCAGAAGAATTTAAGCCGTTAGTCCGTAAGCGTAATTAACAAACGCAAAAGTGTTTCCGCCGCTTAAGATCTCGCCGGTAAACTCGTCTCGCTCGTAGCTTTCATAGCCTTTTGCGAGTTGCTCAATTTCTTTGATGTCAATGGCCAAATCTTTGATTGTCAGCCAAATGGCATATCCATCATACCGAACGCCAACCTTGCGGTTGCTGTATCCGTGTTCTTTCAGTGCTTGTCTAATTGCTGCAAGTCTTTCGCTATCTGTCATTTTTTGTTCTCCTTTCAACTTCGGCGGGGTTCCTTTCCCCCTCCCCTGTGACTATATATTACCACAATGCAAAGCGAGTGTCAATACTTTTTTTATACTTTTTCAACACTTTTTCTATATATTTTTGACTTTTCCAAAAACTCGTTGTAGAATAGAAGCGATTAGGCCACCCGCACCTCTGCCAGTGATCCACGGTAAGTGTCCCAGCGGTGGCTTTTTTTTGGCATAAAGAAAACACCCAGCCGTATAGCCAGGTGTCCTCTTTTGCAGCATTTCTTGAAAGGAGAAAAGAATATGCTCGTCGGGTTGCCGTCCGACTTGTTGATAGTTACCCGCTGCCTGGTGGGCGTGGAGTGAATACCCGGCCAAGTAGATACACGGCGCTTCGGGTGGCCGTCCTACCAACAATATCATTATAGCCGATTGCAGCGATCTTGTCAACGGCTGGCTGTCAAATGTGGCGCAAAATCTTCCTTTCACACTTGTAAACGATATTTTGAGCGTGCCGGACAGAAATGTCAAACTCCTCCGCCAGCGGCTCAAAACAAACACCATCAAGCCACCTGCGCTTGAATATTCGGCGGTGTTGCTCGTTGAAAATGTACTGCTCTATCAAGTGCTCCCACTGTTCTCTTGACAGGTCTGCCACATCGTCCGCCCTCATCTGCTCCACCTCATCTTGACTTCACCCGCCCGCTGCCTTTGCAAGTCGGGCATTTTTTGTAGCCGGAATTTCCGCCGGTCTTGCGCACTCTCCTGCGAGTGACAGTTCTTGTTCTAATCGTTTGTCGTGCCAACCAAATCACAACCCACGAAATTGTTGTCGCCGCCGCCTTCCGTGTCTTGCGTTACGGTTTGGTCTGTTTGACTTGTAACGTTCTCAAACTGGCTCTCGTAACACAGCCACGCAATGTTTGAACCGATTAGCGCAAGGATCAAAAAAACGATAATCAAAGCAAGCCGCCGAATGTTCCGCTCCGCCCTGGCAGACACAGCCTCAAACGCTGCATAAGGAACATTTGCCGCTACTTGGCAGCCGTCGCACTGTTTGTTGTTGTCCATCGCAATTCCTCCCTTATCCGTGTATAATGATCGACACAACCGATGTTACAAGCGTACCGACAACGCTGGTGGTGATAATCCACAGCAGCTTGTCATACGAAGCAAGTCGCTGGAGCAGCAACTCGATGCGCTTGTCATCGTTCGCAAACTTATTTCTGACGGCTCTGTGCCTTTCGTCGCAGGTCGCTTGGCGGACATATCTGCCGTCGAATTCATCCCTCATTGCGTCAATATCGTCTCTGTTCATTCCCACCGATCTCCACCCCTTTCTTATTTAACGAACAGGGTGTTGTCGGACTTCTCCCATATACAAATCCAGCCGCTGGGAATTTTCGCCCACAGATTGCCCGATTTCGCCTTTTTGACTTCAAGCAAGGAAACTATCGTCCCTTTTTTCAAAAACGCAAATGCGGACTTCTTGGCGGTTGTAGCGTGCTTCCGCCCGTCCTCTGACAGGTCGCTGACCTTTTTACGGCCAGTATCTGCGCCGCAGCCTTTGTAAACGCCACGCACAGCTGTCAAGATATGTTGCCCAAGGCTAACCACCGGCGCCACCGGCTTCGGCTTCTTATGGTTGACATCGTTCACGCTGCACAGCGGCTTAACGCCTTTCGGCGCAGTAAACAGCCAAATGCTGCCGATGTCTGCCGCTAGCGCTGACGGCTGCACATAGACTTCTCTTTCGTTCTTGACCTTTGTGTAAGCCTTTCGGCGTGCTGTCAAGGTGAATTTGCCGTCGTACCAGTACGGGTCGAGAATAATCAAGTTGCCGGACTTGTCAATGCCGCCAACATAGATATAATGGCCACTGTTGCTGAACAGCCGCTTGCCTCTACCGGTGACGCAGATAATGGCACGCCCACCGTTTCTTAAGTGCTTTTTCAGCGTTTCGGTGCTTTTCGTCTGCTTGGTGGTAATGCCGTAAAACTTTTTGAAGTGCTCGGCGATTTTGGCCATATTCGTGCCCTCTGCCGCTCTTGCGCCCATCTTGACACATTCGGCTGCCCACTTCTTGGTGTTCATCGTGGCAGGCACAACGCCGAAGTTACGCAGAACCATCAAGCTGGAGCACACTCCGCAGCCGCTGGTGAATATGCACCCGCTTGTGCCGTATCGGTAAGGATGGCTTTTGCTTGCATACGGAATACCTTTGCACGCCTCAGTGGTCTGCCGGCAATAATAAAGAAGTGTGCCCATCACTGCTCCCCCTCGTCTTCTGTGCCGCCCTCGGCTTTTTCAATCTTCAAAACCTCATCGGCTTTGACAGCCGCAGCAGTAAAGCTGTTATTTTTCCACCAAGCCCAAATGGCTGCGACGGTAGCCACCACGGCAGAAACGCCAGTGTAAACTTCATCATCGCTGAACGGCAGCGGGTTCTTGCCGCAGGCATTCAGCACGGTGTTCAGCAGTGCCACGAACAGCACCACAGTTCTTACGATTGTTTCCTTGCTTACTTTCATTTTTGTTACCGCCTTTCTTAATTTTCACTGCTCTCTTGCAGTTTGTTGATTTCTGCCCGGTATTCTGCCCGCTGCCTGCGGATTGGCGCGTACTCCTCCTCAGACAGCGCGCCGTCCGTGTACTTCAAACATAGGTAGTCTGTTTCCGCCAGCTCAGCCTTAAGAAACGCAATACGGCTTTCGGTCTCTACATTCATTTTGCCACCCCCAATACTTCCACCTGGGTGCCGGCGCCAATGGTCTTGCCGTTGGTCGGAAACGACAGGGCTTTGATTGCACCGTGGCCCTCGGCGTCCTTAAAGATGTTGAATGTGATACCGCTGGCGGCCCAAATTGTTCCGCCGGCCATGAGGTTTGCCGCGTTGAAATTACTGGCGATGTTGCTCTTATTTGCTTGTACCCGCAGCATGTCCTCGGTGATGTCCACCTCTGCAACGGCGAAGGAGCCCTTGGTCGTTGCAGTCTCGAACCGGAAAGCGTTAGGCAAGAAGCACTTACTCGTATAAGAGTTAATGTACACTGTAATGTCACCAGCGGCGGAGTTGGCAGCACTTCCTGCCACAGCCATACGCAGTCTGATCTTGCGGCAGGGCTTTGTGAGGTTCCACTGCTGGTTTGCCGTGGTGTCAGCGTCAAAGGTCTTGGAAAACACGGGCTCCCATTTCTCGGCAACAGGTGCAGAACCACCACCGCCGAACCACTGGAGATCATTCCACGCTGTCACTCCGTCGCCAACTTTTTCTTTGCCCTCGGTGCTGTCAATCCCTCGTTCGCCTTTGTACAGCACCGGGTTGGCAGCTGCCCAGTTTTCGCTTGTGTCAATCCGAGTGGTGAAAACGCTATCTTTCAAATAAACATTCATCTGTTAGTCCTCCCACTCTACAACCTCTGCAAGAAGCAAAGTGCTGTCTTTGTATGCGGATATTGTCGTGTCAGCTTTTCCTATATATATCGCTTGCACAGTCTGCCCCTCGCTGACTGGAATAATGATTTCTGGAGTTGCAAGCGTTTCATATGGACTGCTTCTCGTTCGTAACGATCTAACAAGTCTCGAAAAGGTGCCGTCAGAATTCCGCAAAACAACATCAATTTCGCCATTGGACAAAGCTGTTGACCGCCACATATACATCTGCGCAAGCACTCGTACCTTTTTAACGCCAGCGCCGATAACAACGCCATTGTTGCCAAGGCTAAGGCCAGTCCCACCGTTGCGGGTTATTCCTGTAAACGGTAAGAATATTGGATTTTCGAATGTGCCCTCTTTCGTGATTTTTGTGTCACTTGACAAACACGCTTGCAGATAAGACACGCCTTTGTGCGCTTCCAGCTTGTCAACCCTTGCGGACTGGTCGTTGATCGCTTCCGTGATTGCCGCATTAGTGACAGGGTTTTGGCTGCCCTCCGACAGAGCGGTATCCAAAGTAAACTCAACGCTGTCCTTGATTGCTCCACCGGCGTCAAAGACGAAAGTGATGTCTTCGCCTGTTAGCATATTGGCGAGCGCTTCCAGCTGCTGGGCTTTCACATTTAATTTAATTGGTGATAATGCCATCTTCGGAATTCCTCCTTTATATTTCTATTTTAGCTTATTACGCTCGCAAAGTCAACCGCAACGGAAGTTCCGCGAGCAGCCAATGTTCTGCCGTCAACGGTGGGCGTGCCGTCCGTGCATTGTAGGTAGCCCCAGTAGCCGACATCCGTTGTCAGCATTTGAAACAGGTCTTCCAAAATTTGCAGCCAGCGCCAAACGCCAGCCTTATCAATCCCCCAAGGGTCAATGCGATAGCTGCTCGTAATGTAGTATATGCTTTCGATTTTGGAAGAGTTGAGCACCTGCATATCTGTTTCGACCCCATCAAGGACTCCCTTTACATCCGCCAGCTGTGTCCCGCCGTATGGCTGAGCCACTCCGTTGACCGTGCTTTGCGGCGGCTTCGTCAGCGCTCCGATCTTGTACTTGTCTTTAGTCTGCAAATCAAACAACGCTTTGATAATCTGCGCGTTTCGCCATATATCGTTTAGCACATTCTCCGTCAAGAAGTCGACCGGCTCGTAATAGTTTTGGTAGCCCTCGAGCGAACCAGCCGCAACAACGGTCACCTCGCAGACATCCGTGTACTCCTTTTCGTCGGCGGTCACTACAACGCTGATCGGAGCAACACCAGCCGCAACAGCTGTCACCACAGACCCGTTGACAGTTGCAACGCTTGGCATAAGCGACCGCAACTCGACATCGTAGCCATCACAGCCAATCGGGAGCACGGTGTAGTCTGCCTGCCAGGTGTCCCCAACTCGCAGCGTTGTTTGCTTTATATTGAAGCTTACGCCCTCAACCGGAACCTTAACGCTGACACGCACCCGGAATTCCGGTACGCCATAAATAGACAGCGTACTGTTCACAGACAACCGCAGGTCTGACGTGCCTTTCGCCTTGCCGTGAACCACCACAGCGCCGTCTATATATTCAGCACTACAAACGCTGCTGTTTGTGTTTTTAACAGTCAGCGACTTGTCTGTTGCGTCTTCCGGATAAAGGAAGTAGTCAACGCCCTCGACCAGCTTGGCTGTTTCGCCCTGCTTGACAGATATATAGTCATTATTAAGGACAAAATCATTCACATAGACTTTTGAGGTCTTGAATGTTACCTGCGACGACAGCGCCTGCATTCCATTTTCCGCCTTTGTGATCCGCACCACCAGCGAATAAACTGTATCAATTTGCAAACCGCGAATGTAAAAGAAAATGTTTGCCGATCCGGAATAATTCGCAGAAACAAAATCTCCGCCATTCAATGAATATTCGACCAGCGATATGTTTGAACCGGTTTGAAACGAAACCCTCGCATAATCAAATCCGGCTAAGATTTGCACATTGCTTAGAAAAACTGGCTTTGCGACATCCGCTTTGTCCATTGCGGCAATGCCTTCGATTCTTCCGCCACCGGTGAGCGTTGTGCCGGTCACCCAGCCGACCTCTCCCTTTATCTCTGCTGCCTTGTAGCCGTCCGGGTCGTGCTCCACTACTTGATTGTATACTCCAAATAGTAGAACAGGCTGCCCGCTACTCGTATCAACTGCCGTGTCGGCCGCTTCGTGCTTCTTGCCGTCAATGGTCAAAATCGGCGCTCCATTCCATTGCCCAGCTGCACCGGTTCCGCTGCCTATGTATTGAATGTACATTTCCGCCGTAACCAGCGAGCTGTTGCTCGTATTGTCAACGACAGAACGCCAATCAACCCACAGCTTGTAATCCGGCGTGTCGAACATTTCGCCGAGAATTCTACCAGCCGCCATTATATCGCCTCCACTTCATATACGCCCGTCAGCGTGTCTGTGACTTTGGTAGTTACCATCACTTTGCCCAAAATGTTGTACGCTTTTCCGATCTTAGGCCGGTCAAGTGTGCTGAATGTGATTTTTGTGCGCCTATTGTTTTGTTCCAGCAGTTCGTCGCAGATTGCTTGTGGGTCATCCGTGCAGATATATGTTTCGTAGCTAACCTCGCTCGCTTCGTCGTTGTCCGCCAACTCGGCGCTCTTTGCAACATACTCGACCGTGGTATCTTCGTATTTGTTCCCGACAATGACGATCTTATTGCTCGACTTGTTCACAACAACGCAATAGTTTGCTTCTTTTTTCTCGAATGTCACATTTTTGCTGGGCGTTCCGGAGATCACATCGTCTCCGTCTGCGTTCTTGCCGGTCACTTCATACGCCTTTAAGTTTGCGTGCGGACTACTAAATGTGATTTTTACCTTTTTGTTCTTGGCAATGTACCAGTGATACAATTCCTCGGTGTCTTTGACCTGTGACAGCTTGTGTAACTTCAGCGTGACGGATTTTACCAAGTCAGTCTTGTCATATTTCGGGCTTCCAACAATGTTTGCCTCCGTGTACTCAACCGCCGTCTCCTCCGGCACTGTCGGAACAGGCTCTGCCAACAAACAGCGGTTGTTATCAATTCCGTCTTGACTGCTGAACCGCAAGCCGGAACCTATCGCAATGTATTGCAATGCCTCTCTTATAGAGCAAATAGGCAAATAGCCGTCGATAGTCGGAGCGTTGGCTATATCCATTCCGAGAACATTATATCCGATAGGTTTTAGAAGCTGCTCAATGACAAGACTTGCACGACCTCCAACAAATCCACCAAGTGTCTGTGCCTCAAACACAGAAACGACATTATACGCCTGTATCGTTGTCGTGTTGTCCCCATTTTCCGCTCCTTGATTTGCATAAAATCGTTCGATTGGCTTCTCTCCAACGCAGAAATCAATCGTCTGCTTATTCTGCACGAGATAATCGCCACGCTGCGGGTCAAGCACCGTCAAATCCAGCGTGTCATACTCCAGCGATTTTGCCGTCAGCGAATACAACTTCGACACCGAAGCAGATATAATGCTGTCGTCGCCGAATTCTCGAGCCGTACCAAACTCAATACCCCAAATACCAATGAATGACAGCGGCTCCACCTGCTCAACAGTCAATGTAATGCTGTTTGCATTATCTATCACGAGCGGGAAAAATTCTTCTTTTTTGCTGCCGGTAAACTGCCCCGAAGCCACCGGCTCGTTTTCCCGGAATGCCTCTATTTTTAGCAATTTAATCACATTGCGGGATTTTATCGTCAGCCCTGACATTAAGTAAAAGCCTGTGAGAGATATTTCAATCTTAAACGGAGAGTTTGTCGCCCCATCAGCAAAAAGTCCGTTGCTGCCGCTCCTGTAAGCCGACACGACGCCCTCCGTGAACTGCTGCGCGCTCGGGTCAAGCAAACGGACGTGCTTATTCAAATCAAAACCCTGCGGCTCAAAGGACAGGAAGTCCTGGGAGCGGCCAGTAAACACAGCTTGCAGGTTTCCGCTGTTGTCGTTAAAGAAAGGCTGCAAAGTCACATCCGGCATCTCAAATGTTGCCCCATTAGCGGCGCTTGCGGAGAAGTCGGAATACTTGAAATAGCCGTATTTGTTCTCACTCATCGCAAGTCACCCTTTCAAATGTGACGGACAGCGCCGTGCTGTAATATGTGCCGTCGTAAAGCACGCCCTTAATGTCGTCGCCGGTCACTGTGACGGAATACTCACCGGTATTTGTCCCTTTGTTGCTATCCGGCACTTCCAGTAGAACCGCGTCAGCGGTCATTAGCAGCGTTTTCAAAGCGTCATAGGCCGCAAAGTCGTTGTTAAAGAAGGTCACCTCATAATTGGTGCGCTTGCCCTTAATGTCCCGGTGGCGACGGCCGTCCATCGTGACTACATCGTAATAATACTCGTAAGTCACCGACGGCTTGATCGTTCCCACATTCTCGTAAGTGACGCCGTTTATCTTAATCGCAATCATATCAGCCTACCTCCTTTGCAACGACCTTAAGAACCGGCAGCAACGCACGAGCAAGTGCGTTCAAGCTGGCGTTCGGGTCAATTTCAAGCGTCACATTGACATTGCCAACACCGCCAACACCAACGCCACCAGCACCGGGGCCTTTGATATTGTAGCCCGCGCTGATTGTTTGCTCTCCGAAATCAAACGATTTTTGTATCTGCGAAAGCACAAGCCATTCGTTCTCTTTGATACCTTTCGCAAACAACTTCATCATATCCGGAGCGTAAGTATGGAAGTTTGACAGCGGGCCTTTTTTCGGCTCGGAAAAGCCCAAAATGTCACGGACTTTCTGCGCCGTGTTGCTTACCGTGCTCACAAGGTTGCCCCACATTTCTTGAATGCCTGACACGAAATTGTCAATCATATCGCGACCCCAATCGCGGGCACCATCAATGGCTGCACTAAATCCGTCACCGACTTCGTGTATAATGTCGCTGCCTATCCGAAACAGAGAAGATATAGACCCAGCGACGCCTCTTACGACTGACATTATGATTTGCGGTGCTGCCTTTACAATCTTCGGAAGTGCTGCGACCAATCCTTGAGCAACGCTGACGATAATCGTTATGCCCATTTGCAGGATCTTTGGCAACCTTGCATTCAGCGCAGTGATTAAATTTCCAATAATGACCGGAGCCTGCTGCAAGAGAACCGGCAACGCATTGATCAAACCGGTCGCCAGCGCTGTGATCAGCGTAACAGCAGCGTTCAGCAAGTTGTTCAGCGTTTCGGGGTCTGTCAGTGTCGTTACGATCTGCAAAACGACATTGACTATCGTCGGCACAAGTTCCGGCAACGCCTGGGCAATTCCGAGTGCCAGCTGCGTGATAATATTTAGTCCCATTTGGAGAATGGTCGGCAGCATTTCAATAAGCCCAGTTGCGAGAGTTGTTACGACGCTGACCACTGCCGGAAGTAGCGCAGGCAAAGATTGATTTATGCCGTCAACCAGTGACTGAATGATACCGAGAGCGGCTTCACCCAGCGACGGCAACACTGCCGTTATCAGTTCCGGGAGTTTTTCAGAAATAACAGGCGCAAGCTTCTCAATCAGCGAGCTGACGCCTTCAAGCGCTTGCTGCACTCGAGGCAGAATGTTGTTTGCGGCTGTCGCAACACTGTCAACAAACTGGTTTACGAGCCCCTGGAAGTCCTGGTTGTCGTCCGCCATTCCGGTAAGCAGATTTTGCCACGCTGCCTTGGCAGAATTCACAGAGCCCTCAATGGTAGTTGCTGCCTCGCGCTGTGTCGTACCAGTGATGTCCATTTCTGTTTGGATAACATGTATTGCGTCGACGACATCGGCGTAACTTGACAAATCGTATTTTACTCCGGATATTTTTTCCGCGTCCGCCAGCAGCCGAGCCATTTCCTCCTTGGTGCCACCGTAGCCCAACTTTAAGTTGTCGAGCATAGTGTAGTTTTGTTTTGCAAAACCTTTATACGCGTTCTCTACATCCACCATGTTCGAGCCCATCTTGTTGGCATTATCGGACATGTCGGTGATTGCCATGTTTGCTTTTTCTGCTGCCTTGTCGGTGTCACCACCAACAGATTGCAGAAGCGACGCGGAGAAACTTGTCACCGTCTCCATATACTGGTTTGCAGACAGGCCGGCAGTCTTATACGCATTGGCGGCATACGCCTGCACCTTTTTGGATGACTTCTTGAACAGCGTGTCGACACCACCGACCAACTGCTCATAGTTCGCATAGGCTTCTGTCGACTGTTTCACGAGCGCTCCGGCAGCAGTCGCCGCGGCAGTAACGGCAGCGCCCGCAACCTTGGCAGCCTTTCCAAGTCCGCTCTTGATCTTGTCACCGACAGCGCCGACCTTATCACTTGCCTGGTCGTCAACTCCGATTTTGACGAATAATTCAAACAAATTCATCAGTCGTTATTCCTTTCTTCGGCCGTGTCTTTCAACTTGCCGAGAATTTGTTGTTTCACTTGCTCGGGTGTGCGTGTCTCCGGCGGCGGCGGGTTGATAATGTCCAAATAAGACTTTGTCAAATAAGATCCACCAGCAGCCGACTTGGCCGTGTTTTCGGTCAAGATTTTTGCGCAGTTCGTCACATAAATACGAAAGGCCAGTTCTTCGGACTGCCGCTCGATAAGTAACGGCAGAGCGAGAACCAGCCCTTGTACTGTCAGTCTTGGAGCGTCAATCAACGCCCTTGTTACGCTTTTTCCGTGGACACGCAGGATTTGAAAAAATCAATCAAGTCCTTGTCTTGCGCCATCTCTTTAATGGCGTTCATTGTCTTGATGATTTTTTGCTGTCGCACCTGCTCGAGCGTCAGCCCATTCACAGCTGCAACAATTCCAAACACATCGTCTTTGTGCTTTTTCAGCAGCAACGGGATAAGTTCGGCGATTTTTTCGCTTGCAACGGCGATCAACTCCGCTTTGGTACTGTCGCCGTCTGTGCCCTCCAGCTGCATACGCAGAGAAGCAAGCAGCTCCTTATCGCTCAAAATGTTAAGCGCATAAATACTGACTTCGCAAAGGACATCCGCTGCCCGCTCCGTTGTTAGTTCGGAAATTTTCATATCATTTTACCTCCTGTTGAAAAAGTCCTTATTTGCTGGCCGCAGCGGCCTTGCCCTGCACAGCCTTGCTGGCAGCGGTTGAGTAGAACACCATCGGCACGGTCTTTTGGTCGGTGATAGACACATGGCCGGTCAACTCCACAGAAATCTGCCCCTTGCCGTTCTTGGTCGTCTGCAAGGAGAAGCCACCAGTGGACAATGCGTTCTTAAGCTGAATAGCTACCAAGCCGCCATCAGCCTTGTCACCAACCCACCAAAGGTCGGAGAAGTCAGCCTGCGCGATGTCTGCCCGGGGCGTGATCTTCGTTGTGTCAACCTTGTCGACATCAGCAGAACCAAGCGCCAGCCGGATTGCTTCCGGGCTTGTACCCAAAGCGGTGAAAGCCAGCTTGCACTCCCAGCTGTCAAGATGCTTTAACTCTTTCATACCGTTGGGACAGTTGTCCACATCCTCGCCAAAGTCGGAATAAGTCGGAACGCAAGTTGCGTTGATACCGCCAGTGGTGGCGCAAATAATATCCTCGTCCGCCGGTTCCGTCGTGGTTCCGGGGGTGAAATTCTTAAGCAAAACGCCTGCGTCAAGCTGCAGGTCGTCGAAAGTGCTCTCGGGAATAACTGCAAATTTACCCATTTCAAAAATCCTTTCTTAATTTTTTGTTAGATATTCGGCGGTGACATTGATTATCTTCCGCCGTATTTGGTCGTCGTCCGGGTCGGACATGTTTTGTGCAAACGGCGTGCCCCGCTTTAGCCAAATATAGCCATCAGCGGCTGGAATAACCAGCCCATCAAAGCCGATCGTCTCGCTTATCTTTTCTGCCATTGCATTGCACGGCTTCCAGGTTGTGCCCCTATACCACAGCGAAACGGAAATGCTGGTGTCGCCGCTTCCATCAGCGTGGAAACTGTCCGTCACGAGTGCGTAAGTAAGATACGGCAACGCTGCGCCCTGCGGCACTGTTGTCTCCTCATACGCTGGCAGGAAACGCTCAAAAAACGCTTGCACTGCTGCCGCTTTGGTCTGCGCCATTTGCTTTGCCCTCCCTTTTGGACTTACTACAAAACTACAAAAACTACATAAAAACAAGGTTCTCTATTTAATATATTTCAACATATATACCCATCTTTATATTACTCTCTAAAACTTTGTAGTGTTTGTAGTGAGAGTATATAAAGTACCTTGTTTTTGGCTTAACGACGCCATTTTTGGTGTACTACAAAGTGACACTACAACGCCGTCTACAAGTCTACATTCTCGCCCGCTGACGGCTTATTTTAACCGCCAATGCTGGGCGTGAACTCCTCCGCAGTCACCTGGAACACCTGGAAGCTGGCGGATTTCGGCGTCATTTTGTCGTCGCCATCAGAAGTAACACGGAACACCTTACCGTCAGACAGCCGCTTGAACACATCGTAATAGTCAATCCGCGTGCCAATCGGGACAGTGACGGTATATAGGCTTGTAACGCCTGCCTTTTCAGCCGTGCGTGCTTCCATCGAACTGTCAAAGGTGATTGCCGCCTTAAACGGTGCACCATCCACCCAGCTGGTGGTATATCCTCCCTCTCCGTCCGGTTTATCGATTTTCCCCACAAAGACGCACTCTGTCATTGCTTGTGCCAAAAGGCTCATTGTAGTTTCCTCCATTCGTTTAGGCGGGCACGAAATACAGTAGGCCAGTCAAGCGCAGCGCCGTTTGTGTCCGTTCCTCGGCTGTAAGAATAGCCGCCAAAACTCTCACTCACAAACGCGCCAGGCTTGCCCGCCTCACTCTCGCAAAACGCCTTGATTTCCCTTGATAAGTCCACCAGTTTAGGAGGTATCGCCAGTGCCCATATCGCCCCGCTGAAAGCCTCATCGGTCAAATCCAAGTCGGCCTCGGCATACCTATGAACGCCATCGTTAAAGACGCTCCCCACGATCCTAAAATATTGCCCCTCTTGTAAAAAGTCCAGCGGCGTGATTTTGCCGCCTTCAATTGTAAACTCCCCCTTGTGAATGCCGTTCGGCACTAAGAAGTAGTTGTGCAGTTTTGCACAAATCTCTGTCAGCATAGTCACGCCGCCTTCCTTGTCTTAGGTCTTAATTCGGTTTTGTTCCGCTTAGAATGTGCACTTCAAGCCGGCCAGACGCTTTGCGTCAACGACCTTTGCGCCGTACACATGCAGACCCTTCACAGCGTCAGCGAAGCGCTTCTCGGGGCGATAAGCTTCGGTGCTCACGATCTGCTCGGCATAGGTGCAAGCGCCCTCATCGCCAGCGGTGACGGTAAAGGTCGTGGTTCCGGTTGCGGTCCTGTTTGCGCAGTTGTTAGACATATAAATGTCAAAACCAGCAGCACGAGCAACAACGCCGTTCTGCAGCACATCCTCGGCCATAGACCCGCCGGTCTTAACGAAGCGGTCGTCCTGCAAGATGAGAGCAATCATCTCTGGAGGTGCCACCAGCCAACGACCGACAGTGGGCACATTGGCCTTGTCAAGCAGCAGCTTCATCTTGACCACATTCTCATAAACATTTGCAGCGGTCAGCGCCACAGCGTCAGTCGCGACAAGGTTGCCGTTGCCTGCAGTGATAGCGTCTGCCAGCTGCTTAGCCAGGTAAGCGTCAGCAGCGTCGTTCAAGCCATAAGCCGCACGCTGCATTGCCTTATCCATCACATCGCCGGCAGCCTGGGCAGCGTCCACATCGTCGACCTGGAAGTTGAAATACTTTGCCTGGTCGATGGTAAGGCTCTGCTCGGTGGTGGCCAGTGCTTCCGGGCCAGTGGTGAAGTCGGTATTCTTGGTGACCTTGCCGATGGTCACAGCGCCAATGGTGTTGATCTTTACGGTATCGCCCTGCTGCTTGATGTCACCCTCGTAGTCACGATTGACCACATTGGCGAACACATGCGCCTTGTCCAGCGCGTTCAGCAGCCGTGCGTCCCAGATTTGAGGGATAAAAGAAGAAATAGCCATCTTTTTTTGCTCCTTTTTTCAGTTTAGTTTGTCGATTTTAACGACTGTTTGATATTTTCCCAGTTGGCATTGATTTCAGCAGCGGACATTTTTTTCATATCATCAGCGGAAAAAACAGTCTTATTTTGCGTGTTCCCGGGCGGCGTTGAAGTGTTGGCACCTCTCTGTCCCTCGGACACGATAAAGTCAGCCCATTCTGTCTTAACGGCCTCTGTCAGCTTGTCAGCGCCCTTGATTTCGCCTTTTGCGTCAAGTTCGATACTGTCAATGTCCGACACCTTCAAAACGCTGTCAATTCGTTTTTCGGAAACTCCAGCTGCCTGTAACATTTTACGGTAAGCCGTCGCCTTCGCAGTGTGTGCTTCCTTAACGCTTGCGGCTTGTTTGAAATCGTCGAACTCTTGCTTGAGATCGTCGTACTGCTTCTTGTAGCCATCGTTGTCCCCGGCTGCTTCAAGCTGCTTTTTTGCTTCGTCCAATTCCTTTTGGACACCTGCCAATTCCTGCGCCTTGCCTTTCAAAGTGTCCCGCTCCTCTTTCAGTGCGTCCACCGTGTCGGCATGCGCTTCGATGATTTGGTCGATTTGTTCCTCGCCAATGCCCATTGCTTTGAGCATTTTTCTTGTCAATGCGATAAGTCATTCCTCCGTTCTTTTTCGTAGCAATGACCGCCAATGCCAAAAGAACCTTGTCTCCTTTTCCTCGGCGGCTTTTCTTTGCCGTTAGATTTTTGTTCTTGCTTTAATTATACAGCAAGCAGAATTTTTTGTCAATAATTATACAAAAAGTTAATGATTAAGCGTTGTGCAGGCTGTCCTCCAGTAGCTTCTTGTACTCTTCCGTGTTTTGAGTTGCAGCGTTCCGCAAATAATGAGCAGCCGCCATTTTTCGGGTGCCCTCCTCGACATATAGCGCGTAGTCAACATTGGTGCCGATATATGCCGCCTTATTCGTTGTGGCGTGCGAAATGCTATTCATAAGTCGCCCGGTATCAACTCGGGGAAAGTCCCGCACATTCGTCTTGGCGTGCGTTTCCGCTGCCGCTCCGATAGCTTCAAGCCCTCGTTCGATAGCATTTTGCAGCGCCTTTTCAAATTCTGCCGTGTTGTCTTTCACTGTTACATTTTCGCTCATTTCTTACTCACCTCACTAAGCGGTTTGAAACCTGCTACCTTGTAGCCAAGGGCACAGCGGCAGTTGTATGTGTTCGCCGGGTCTGCCGCCGGGTCACCCGGGTACATTATAGAGCCGATAGAATTAACGAACGGCTTATCCTGCGGCACGGACTTCATATCCAACTCGGCGTGCCAGTCTCTTGTCCTTGCGTCGTGCGCAGCAATCCACATTTTGTCGACCACCACGCCCTTTGCTTCCATCTCGCCGAGCATATCCATACGCCCTTTGTTTTCGGCGCCTGTGACAGCCGTTCGTGCAGTCCTTACGGCTGCGTGCATATTCATTTGTTGCACCTTGGCAATGCGGTTTGCGATCTTTGGAATGCTCTCGCCCTGTAAAATTCCTTGCAGAACCTCGGAATTTATCTTCTTCATATTCCACCGGACATCCTTGGCCTTGTTCAGCTTCCGCAGCGGCAGCAGTAAGCGGTCACCACGCAAGATCAAATTCTCGACAGTGTGAGCGTCCACCAGCGAAAAGGAAAAGCCCCGCAGTTCTTGCTTGGCAGCTTTTCCTATCGCATTGTAATTCAAGGCGTAGACTTCCGGCAGCCTGCCGTTGGTGTATTCCAACGCAATCTCGTTAACATGGCTCAAATTCTCGGCGGTCTGTTCCGCAATACTCTTAAACCGGTCATTCTGTACAGTCGCTTCACGCTTGGCAAATGCCAACTCACGACCCGCCCGCTTGATTTCTGCCTTGTCGCCGGTTTCCTTGGCGGCTTCGTACTGCTCTTGCAAGCTGGCCAGTTTTGGCTCGGTTTCCGCCATATATGCGTCCCAAGCCTGCCGCACCTCATCTTGCGTCTGCCGGTATATTCGCCGAATGCGGCGCTCCAGCGAAAGCAAGACCTTGTCTGTCTCTCTGTGTGCCTTATCTGCCAACGCTGGCGCCTCCTTTTTAGTTCTTTGACTCTTCCGGGTCAGCAGCTACGGAACCATCGTATGGAATGATGACCAACTTACCTTTGTACCACTGATAGAAAACAACACAGCCGTCTTGAATTTCAGTGCCCATTATTTTCCGCCTTTCTTTTTCATTCTTTCGGTGATCTTATCCAGCAACGCTTGCAACTCCTCATCCGTCAAGGTGTCCAAGTCATCGTCCTGCAAGCTGCTGTCCTGATCGCTTCCCTGCTGGTCATCGTCCGGCTCTGTCTGCTGGTCTTGCCCTTTTGGCTCCGGCTGATCCTGTCCGGGTTCTCCACCAAAAGCGGGGTCGTCGTCAACCTCAACCCGTCCGCCTTCTTCGTCCCTTTTCTTTTTGATTATATCGTCCACTTGGTCGCCAATGCCAAGCAGAAAACAAACTTGCTCGGTGATTGTTTCATCATCCAAATACTCGGCAGCAGAAAGCACCATCTGCATTTCCTCGGATTGATTTACGATCTTCGACCGCTTGAAGCTGACATTGTCGGTAATTTCTGCAAGCCGCAAAATCTTTTCCACAAAGTTCGTCACGCAATACTCGAACATGTCCGTTTTGCTGTCAAGCGGTTGATATGCCGCCCGGATTTCCGTGGCGGTCTTTGAGTTTGCAGAAAGGTCGAGAACATTCAAGCACATGAAGTCCTCATATAGCCGCGCTTTGATTGTATCAATCGCAGCGTCGGACGCACTGATCGGGGCTTCCACCGTGTGGGCTTCAACCTGTGCGCCGTCGTCGTCAATGTGCGCGACGTGCATTGTTCGCAGGTGCTCCAAGAAACGCTGGTCGTCCTCGTCGTCCATTCCGCCGGCATTGGTGATTGCCCAGTAGATCATATTGCCCTCGTCGACATTGTTCACGAGATTGCTGTTGATAAGGTCGAATGCGTCAAGCGTACCCTGGCGGCCAACCAATTCCGACTGCTTCTTGTCGTTTCCGTACAGCGGAATTATAGGAAATTCCGGGTAGTTCTCAAAATCGTAAATCTCGGTGCCGTCAGCGATAGAGTGCCGCACCTTCATCTTGTAAGCAGTCTTTGGCTGGATAATCAAAATCTTTTCGTTCGTGCCGGTCGGGCTTAGGTACTCGGTGTAGCCGTCTACTTCATATAGCGTTGCCCGCAGTGGCTTATCGTCCGCAAGCTGCCAAAAGCGAATGCCAGCGCGCAGCGCTCCGCTCTCTTCATCAAACAGCGGGACAAACTCCGTCACATCGAACACATCCAGGTGGTCAAGATTCCAGAATCCGAACGCCACGCCACCAATCAAAGCAGACTTGCCGATCTTCTGCAACTGGTAGTCGAAATCATAAGAGCCTCCGTGCTGCTCGCCCTGGCCGCCGCCCAGCTTTTCCTTTGTTTTCTTGTCGCCAAAAATAGCGCCGTTGCCAAGCAGGTACTGATTTTCCTGCGTAATGGCAAAGTTGAAAAAATTGCTTGTGATCTTGTGGTTCGGTGCCCATCTGTCAACGTGAGCGTCACCACGCAAGTCATAGATCAACTTCTCGTAGTGCATTATCGTCGGATTCAGTCCACGATAATACTCCCACGCCCGGCAAGCAGTCCGATAAAGCTGCCCGGCCTTGTGCTGGCGGATAGCAGAAAGGACAAACGCTTGCCGTTTGCCCTCGAATGCTCCGCACGCTTCAAGGTCTTGGAAAGTCAAATAAGTAGAAATTGTAACCACCCTTTCGTCGTGTTTTTTATTTAGCCACGCCCAAAATAAGCGGGCTTTCTTTTTTGCCGATTTTCTTTCGCAAAATCGTATTCACAAAATATCGAATATCATCCATAGCGTGGTCGTTCTCTTTGACCACTCGGTCATCCCCCGCCTTGTCGTCCCAGCGATATAGTCCAAACTCGGCAATGCTGTCAACGCAAGAGCGGTGGATTTTGATATTGCCAGCGTGCAGGTAAACAGACACACGGCGAATGCCATCAAGGACTGTATTGTCTGCCTTAACGACATTGAAGCCCCGCTGCCGCAGCGCTGCGATAAATGAAGCTGCCGACGGGTCAACAATGACTTTGCGGATTTTATATCCGTCAGCCAGCTGCTCAATATCGTCGCAATACTGCTCGTCCGTCCTTTGCACGGCCTTTTGGCGGCCATTGTAGTAGTATTCCTTAACCCTTGTCGCCTTTGAACCTAAAACGCACCACAGGCCAGCAGAGAACGGATTTTGCGTACCATAGTCGATAGAGATATAATACTCGCCATTCGCGGGCACATCGTCGGTTATATTGTCCTCGCCAAAGTCGTAAACCAGGCCTTCAGCTACGCACCATTCACCGAGAATATACCGCCGGTAGAACACGCCTGTGTACATCGTTCCATACCGCTGGAGTATGTGCTCTGTAAGCGCCGGGTTGTCTCGCAATTCAAAATGCAAACGCAGGGCGTTGTGCGCCTCCGGCTGGCTTACCCATTCGGTATAGAACCAGTGTTGCGGGCTGTCCGGGTTGCAGTTAAACCAAAACTTCGACCCATCGACAGAGCAGCGGGAGAGCGCCTGCTCAACAAACGACCGTGGCATTAGTGCAACCTCATCCAGCAGCACGCCGGCCAGCGTCCGGCCTTGGATAAGCGTAAAGCTGCTTTCATCCTTGCCGCCGAATATTTCAAAGTAATTCTCTACACGGCCACAGCGAACCACCAGCAGCTTGTCGCTTCGCCGCCATTGTATGTCCAACCGCTCCCTCGGCTCGGTCATTCCAAGGTATGGCACTATTATGTTTTTGACTGCGCTGTCAACGGTCTTGCCGCAAATTCCAAAGCGCTGCCGGTCGTACCGTCTCATAGCGTCCTCGACGAACGCATACATCATCCAAACCGTCTTGCCGGAGCGGATAGCGCCGTCAGCAATCAAGGCGTCAAATCTTGTGTAAGAAAACGCCAATATTTGCAGCTGCTTTTCACTTAGTGCCGGCATTGCTTCCCTCATTCTGTTCTATTGCTCTTGCAGTCTCTTTCAACGCCAGGGTCAGCGGGTCATCCTCCCGTCTATCAACCGCAACGGTGTACTCGCCTCGGTCGCTTTGGCCAAGGTACTGCTTGCCGAGCCAAATTGCCATGTTTGCGTTTTTTTCAGCCAATCGAAACTGGGCACGGCGCAGGGATATTTTCCCCACGCCCCGCTTTTCTTTGAATGTTTCGGAAAAACTTTGTTCGTATGTCCGCTTGCACCAGCTGTTCAGTGTTTTATCTGTCACGCCGAACCAGCCGCAGATTTCCTCTTGCGTGCATTGAAGCCCACAAAGCTTTTCAAATTCGATTTGGCTTATTTCTGCTCGTGGTCTACCCAAGAACAAATCACTCCGTTTCAGTTGCACTTAAAATTTCACTTTCGTTTGGTAAATCGACATCACCGAAAACGCTGTGAATTTGTTTTTCGTCGCCTTTATAAAACACCAATATTTTTTGATGAATATTAACAACTTTTCTTTTCGCATTAAATTGACGAGAAGCCCGAGCCGCTCCTGCCCCAATCGCATTTACAATGACAATATCGTTATAAAAATGCAATCCTGAGTCTGCAAAAGCCTTTTTAGTTTGATCTACGAAGTCACGATAAAAACCTTTTTTGTCTCTCACTTCGCCAACAACAAACGCAGCAAATCTATTGTTTTTCAGTTTTTTGCAACATTTTTGTATTATTTTTGCATACGCGTTCAAAAAATCTTCATAATTCATATTTGACAAATCTCTCGGGTCGTCGCTGTAAACTTCAAGATCTGCATACGGTGGGCAACTAAAGACAAAATCAATACTGCAATCTTCGATGTATTCGTCGATATTGGCACTGTCGTCGCAATAATATTTCGGATAAATTTTATTCTTTGCAGCGACGGCCATATTTGCGTCAATTTGTTCACGGCGCAAATCAAATCCGTGGTATTCATATCCAAGAATGCACGCAACTGCTCCTCGAACAGACCCACCAGAAAACGGGTCGAGAATGCTTCCGCCTTTTATGTTAAACCATCGATACATCAATTCGCAAACAACTGGATCAAAATAAGAAGTCCCGTTTAAAGACTTACTGCTGATGTATTTTTCTGCCATAATGCGAAGCCCATCGCCAAGCAGGCCTTCATCTCGTGCGTCAAATTCAGTGAAGTCGCATTTGCTTTTCCACGCTCTTTTTCTATCTTGCCAATACCCTTGCCTTGTATCGAACACAGAAAACGGAGGAACGACAAACTTATCAACCAAAGATTTTTTCGGGGGGGCAGTTTCGTCGGATAAAAAACTATCATCACATTTGTGCAAAAAGTCAAACTGAAAACAAAAATCACTCAAATCAACTTCCGGCAGTTCCTGCTCCAGTAAATCCAAATCCCAGTCACTCTCATTCGTCTTGTTGTCAACAATCCGTAGAGCATTCACCTGCTCTGGTGTCAAGTCATCCACGCAGACACACGGCACATCTTTGAGCCCTAACTTTTTTGCTCCAAGTGCTCGGCAATGGCCAATCACAATAATGCCGTCACGATCGACAACAATCGGCTGCACGAAGCCATACTGCCGAATACTCTCGGCCACATTGTCAACTTGCGTTTGGTCGTGCTTTTTCGCGTTCTTTTCATACGGCTTGATTGTATCAAGTGCTCGCATTTCAACCTTCATAGAAACGCACCTCCTATTTTTAATTGTAGCAGAAAAGCCACCAAAAATCAACGCTTTGGCTGCAAATGATAAAACGCTCTGTATAATTCCTCCGCTGTGTCCAGGTTCTTGTCAGCGGTGTATGCTTCTGTGGCTGCGGTGATTCGTTCCTCCAGCGCCAACGCTTCTCGGCTCAAAAACTCCGCTTCTGATCGCAGCAGGGTGCAGTTGTAACGCAACGCCTCTTTCTGCCGCTTCGCTGTTTCTTTGTCCATCAGTCCAGCGCGGAACAGCCGATATATAGCCAGCAGGCCAATATACTCGGCACTGTCCGCTGCTGTTAGCCCTTTCGGTAAGATTTTGCCATCAGCGGCGGCTTTTTCTAAACTCTTGTCCATTATCTCGCTCCCTTTCGCAAAACAACCTACAATGTAGTAGTTCGTTTGTAGCGACCAATTTTTGGCTAAACCACGCCAAATTTTGGACTTTTGAGCCGCTACAAACTACAAAAACTACGGTATCTCCTATAAATATATTTCTATTTTTACTTTTTTCCTTATTTTATATTATTCTCTCAAATAATGTAGTGTTTGTAGTGTTTATATAGAGAATGTGGTTTTTTTGGCTTTGTTGCGCCAAATTTTTGCACTACAAAGTCTGACTACAAAGTCTACTACAACGCTACAAACACCACGAAAGCGGAGGATTTTCGGCTAAATTTCAAGGATGTCGTCAAGGTCGATTTGGTCGGAATTATCCTCGTTCGCCCACCAGCGCTGGTTTCCATACACCGGAAACTTCTTCGGATAAGGCTGCTTGACCCACCCGCTCATTGATTGGAGTATGAGCCCAATCTCTTGGCTTTCCTTTTTGGTAGGCTTGGAATATTCGCCCATCCGCAAAGCCTCCTGCCAAAGTTCAAGCACGCAAATCTCGGTTTTGTTTTCCAAATAGTCCTCAATCATACCGACACGGAAATCATCTTCCGTTGCTTCTGCCTGCTCCTTGCGGATGTCGTCAATCAGCGACCGGTCTGCATACGGCAGCAACTTGCCGGCCTTGTACAGTTCAAGCGCTTCTGCCCAGCACTGTCGGATGTCGGCTTTGATTTGCTTTTCATTGTCAAACAACTCATATCCGCTTTGCTTCACCCGCACCGGATAGAACCGCCGGTTGCCTGTCTTGTCGGTCAAAAACTGCTCTTTGTTGGTCGTGCCTATAAAAATGCACTGCCGTGGGTGGTCGGTCACTCGCTTGTCAAATGGCATTCGGTAGCGATCATTTAGCCGGGTAAGATAGGACTTGACGGCCTCTTGCTCCTTGGTGCGTGTCATTGCAAGCAGTTCCGAAACCTCGCAAATCCACGCACCCTCGATGGATTCAATGCCGCGCTGACCATCAAATTCGTTGACCTCCGTGAAATATTCGTCCGCCAAAGCAAGCCAGCGGATCAGCGTTGACTTGCCCTCGCCCTGCTTTGTGCCGATAAGCACCGGCATATCGTCGAATTTGCAACCTGGATTGTATAGCCTGTGGATACCGCCGGCAAAGATAAGGCGGCTGACTTCTCGGGTGTACGGTGTGTCTTCGCATTTCGTCCACTTTGCTAAGAAGTAGGAAATCCGCGAAACGCCGTCCCATTCCAATCCGTCCACAATCTCACGCACTGGGTGGTATTCGTGATGAGCCAGCACAATACGCATAGCGTCCTCGCTTTTCTGTACGCTGTGGAAGCCGTACTTCTTCTCAATATACCGCCGCATTTCTGCGTCGTCAGCGTCCGTCCACCGTTCAGCCACTCCATTGACGGTTTTCTCCGGGCTGTATGTAAGCAAGTTAAACTTTATACCGGAGAACCGTGGGTCGCCCTCGAGTACCTTTACAAAGTTGTCTATCGACGCCACCGGCCGGCCGTTTGCATCAAAATCCAAGTCAACACCGCAGCGCAGCTTTGCATTTGTCCGCTTGTATTCTTTGGCAAGGCTCTCGTTGGCCTTGTTAAACGCTTTGAGTACGCTCTTGAATTCCTGTTGTATGCCGAATTCCTTTGCCTTAATAGCCATCAGCGCCGCCAGCCTTGCTTGATCCTCCGGCCGCTCCTCACATAAGTCCAGCAGCAGGTCGGTGTTAAGCAGTTGCTCCGGCGTTGCAATTACTTGTATCTGTTCATCTGTAAGCACTTCCTCGCCTCCTTAAATCGGCCTGTGTGAGCCTTTCATCTGCCAAGCCTATCCGTTGTAGCGCTTCAACAAAAAGTGGGTTTAACGGCTCTGTGGCGGCCTGTGGTCGGTATTTGCGCAGCTGGCAGTCCAGTCTTGCCCACTCGTCGAACGCTGCCCAGTAGTCACGCTCCAACCGCTCCTGCATTGCCTTTTCTGCCTTGCGCTTTTCTTTGCGTTCCCTGGTTGCCCGCTCCATCTTCCGCTGTTCTCTGACAGAAATTCGCTGTCCAATCGGCAAGCCAAGCGAAAAGTCCGTGTTCAACTTCTCGCACGCTTTCAAGAAAGAAATTTCAAAATATTTTTGTACGAATGTCAAAATGTCTCCGTTCTCTCCGCATGCAAAGCAGTGGTAGCCATTGCTTCCGGAATAGACCTGCATTGACGGCGTGTTGTCGTTGTGGAAAGGGCAGACAGCCCGCCCTTTCCTGTCAATGTGAATTCCGTATGCTTCCAGCACCTCCGCCGTGTTTAGCCGTTCCTTGATTTCTGTTGCGTAATCAATCATCTGCTCGCACCAAAATATATTTGCCATCACTGTTGCGGTACGGCTTATCGCCATATTCTCCGGACAACATTTTTTTAATGCTCGACATACATCTTGTCTTAAACTGGTTTCCTAATGTTGGAAGAAATTCCGGACAAGTTTCGCATTCTTGAGTTCTGCAAAACTCGCTTTCTGTCATCGCCCGCAGCTTTATACGCTTTTTCATTCATCTTTCACCTCCCTGTGCTCCCAAATCCGCCATTTCCGCGTTCGGTGTCTGCCAGTTTTTCCACCAGTACCAACTCCGGAGTGTCGATCTTGACCACCACCAGCTGGCTGATCTTGTCCCCACGGCGCACGGTGTAATCAACGCCGCTGTGGTTGTATAGCTTGACCGCAATGCTGCCGGTGTAGCCCACATCAATCACGCCCTCGCTGGTAATTCCGTGCTTCACATTCAGTCCGCTTTTAGACTTGAGGAAGCCTGCGGTGTTTTGCGGCAATTCAATGTGTACGCCTGTATCAACTGTCACCGCTCCGTGTGCCGGAATTACCGTGTCCACCGGTGACAGCAAATCGAGTCCTGCGTCCGTTGCGTGCCCTCTTTTCGGCATTAAAGCCGTGCCGTCTAACATAATGTTCATATTTTTTTACTCCTTTATTTCACTAAAACGGTGTATAGCCGTCATTGCATTTACTCAATATATTCAAGCTTATAATTGATGTCGCTCGGTATATTGCCATCCCATACAAATGAATTTTCGAGAATGTAATTGTTATATGTCGAAGCGGTTTTGTTTGCTCTCATTTTCGCTTGCTCCGCCCACGATTTCTTTTTGTCGCTATTGCTGTTAATATATTGCTCATAGGTTAGTTTGTCGGTTTCATAGCTTGACATCATTGCTCTGCAAGTGTCCTCAACCTTTTTGCGTGTTTTATAATTTGTGTCGTCGTCTGCTTTCTGCACATTATAAAACCAATTATTCCATAGCGCCTTGCCTGCTGGTGTAGCCGAGAAAAATAACGGTGTGCCAATAATAATGACTGCACAAAATACAACGCCGATTATTGCAAAGGCTTTTTTCATTACTTGCCCTCCTTATAGTTCAATACAGGTTTATCCACTTCAAACGGAATGTCGCTGTATAAGAAATCACCTGTCCATTCAATATACTTGCCGTCAGTAGTAAAGAAAAATATACCTGTAACATTTTGGCCGTATGCACCGTCTATTCCTGGGTTTTCGACGGTGTAAACGCTACTCGAAGAACTTGCACCTGTCCAATTACCGTCACCACTTCCGACGGTATCACCTGACCAATCATAATCAGTTTGTGCAGGAAATAAGTAACTATTAAGGCTACTGACCTTGCCGTCAACAATGAAATTGCCAACAACTGCACCCGCTTCACTAAACAAAACAATATATCCGAGCGGCTTCTCAACTTCGCACTGCAAACTGTTTGCTTTTTCTCTTTGTCCGTTTACCCAATACGCTCTGCGGATAACATTGTATCGTTCAAGCGAATAATCCAAATCTGTTGGTGCGGGCTGATTTTCAATGATGTTAGCACCTGCTGATATTGCGTTTTTGGTGTCTTGACTTGTTTTCTGTGCGGTTGATTTTACGCTTTCGGTATCGCAACCCATAAAGGTTACACCTACCATTGCTATAACTAATGCAACTGACAAAATTTTCTTAATATTATTTTTCATAAAAATCTCCTTTATCTGCTTTGCTTTTTGTATTGTCATTCTTTCACCTCAATCAATATGTATTTGCCGTCTTTGGTTTTGAAAGGCTTATTTATATCTAGCCCTCGATATACTTGATTAAAGTCCGAATAACAACAGTAACTCAAACAATATTCACAGTCTTCGCACACCGTCGTTATACTGGCACAATGTTCACGAATGGTCATAGCCCTAAACTTACGCTTTTTCTTTGACTTTGAAATAAGTAGATTTCTTTCCTCTTGTGTGCGGCTGTTTATATTTACTGTGATTGTATTATCCGTTATTAGTCAACTCCTCATATTCACTAAGCATAGTTTTTAGTTCGGGTGAAGATTCAGCCATCATCTTATAAAGTGCAAGACCTTGTAATTCTTTAACTTTCTTATCCATTTCCTTTTTAAGTTGTGACACTCTTTGTCTATCTTTAATACGCTTATGAAACGCCGACATATCAATCTTACATACGATTTCTCGAATATTTCCGTTATTATCTGTTACAGAAATATTATCAATATTATCAATAATTTCCTCAATACTTGCAATTCCAAATCCGTGATTTGCAGACTTAACTACACAATTATCGTATAGTTGAATTTTATCATCAAACAAAGCATAGTTGTATGTGTTATATGTGTTACTCCCCTCAAGAAATTTTACCTTTGCCACTCTATAATTACCAATAATTTTATTCATATTTTCTTCTCCTTTATTATAATTATTATTTTGTTCGTATTCTTTAGATAATCGCAATTCACTTGAATTAAAATAATATAAACCTTTACTACTATAGTGATTATATCTATTATCTATTTTAACACCATAGTTATTATTACTACAAACATATCGCACCATTCCACATAAGCCTATTATTAAGTCACTGTACTTAACATTTCCACCAGCACCCAACGGTATTTGATGTATAATTACCTTATCACCTATATTAAATCTCATAGTCTTTCTCCACTAATATATCCTACTTTCAATTCATTCATCGGTTTGCTCGCAATACAATTCTTCTGCGAATCCGTCCAACTCGCATCCACCGCAAACTCCAACTTCTACAAGATAACTATCGCTTTGGTCAAACATACAGAAGTAAATAATTCGGCCGCTGTTATCTTCAAGAAATTTCATAAAATCGCAATTAGCACAATCGTGTCGTTTTTTCATTATTTCTCCTCCATTCTCGGCGGGTCAGGCAGCTCTCGCCAATGAGTTACATCTTCAACGATTGCAATACCGTGTCTTATCCAGTGTTTGTCCACTGTGTGATACCAACATTCAAATACATATCCTGAATCGGAACACCCAATCACATATCTACTTGTGTCCGGCAGCCTGTCCTTTACACTGATCCAGCCGTCCGGCCGGTGGTAGCTTGTCATTCCTGTACACATTGTGCTTTCTCCTTTCAATCTTCATACCACTTTGTGTTATTTTGTTTTTTGCCATTCTTTCTCTCTCCCATTCTCGCAGCTGTACTGCCCTTTGTGTGCGGTCCTTCGCTCATCCTCTTGTCACGAGTCCATCAGCGTCTTTCCAAATCAGCCGCTGGCCACAATGCGGGCAAAACTCTGTGTGCTCGACTGTTTGAAAACAAGTGGGGCAAGAATTTACATTCACTTCTTCTCGGTGTCCGTTGGTCGTGAACACTGGAACAGTAAATTCCAAAGTCCTCTCGGGTCTTTGCTTTTTTACGATTTCAATTGCGCACGCGATCACCTCGGCGTTATCTGCACTTGTTCTTTTTCTAATGTCATTCAGCGTATGAATGAGTTTTTCAATATCCATGATTAGTCCTCCTTAAAATGTTTTGTGAAATTTTCCTTTGCTTCTCTGTAAAGCACCTCTTTAATCAATTTGGGCGCCGTCCTGGCGGTGCAGAAAAGCACAACGCAATTATACCGAGCCATCCAAGCCGTTAAGCTTGCCACCAAGCACTGCGGCAGAACATTTGACCGGTAACGCCCAGCGTATGCCGCCTCCCAGCTTTCGCCCTCGATCAGCAAGTAAACTTTGAACCCTGCCGCCATCGCTCGCTCAAACTCACGAACGAACCTGTCGCGGTGCTGAAAGAAGTTGCCGCAGATTTCCGTCAATGACATTTTGCGCTCCACCACAGCGGGGCAAATCCATTTGCCAAATCCAGGTAGGTCGAATTCTGCACCGTAGTCGCCGAAGTCCAGCTTATCCTGACGGTAAGGAACGCCGAACGCTTTCCACCGCCTGACGGCCTCCGCTGTTCGGTGCTCTCGTGTGTCAACAACGATTTGCATTGTGTCCAGCACCGCCTCGATTTCCGCCTGCCGCATTAGAACGGCAGATCGTCATCGTCCCCATCGTCGATGACTTCGAAATCGGCGTTACTGTCAACGGTAGCGGGCTTTTGGCTTGCGGGCAGCGGTTTAGCCTTAGGCGTTTTGAATTTGCCCTCCTGGATGTCCTGCACAGACAGAATGGAGTACGCTTCGGTAGTCCAGCCAGTATTGCCATTGTACGCCCATTCTCTCTCACGGAACAGAACACCCACACGCTTGCCTTTGAGTGCTGCTTCGTCCCAGTCCCAATGATAGCCATCGTTGCTTTCCTCTAAGCAAGCAATCAAGTTGCCGAACCGCTTCAGCTGGCTGTCATACCACTGATTTGCCTTATCCGGAACCGTCACGCGGATGTTGCCCTTCCATTTCTTATCCTCAAAAGGTGAATTTTTGAACTGCTGGCGGAAAAAGTCTTTGTACTCGCCCTCGTCGATGTCAAAAGAGATGACCAGCACCTCGCCCCAATCGTATGTTTTGATAATAGCGTTTACAATTTTTGCCACATATCCACCAGCGGGCAGCGGGTCGGATGACATCCCTGTTTTTTTTGCTTCGAAATCAAACTTTTTCATTTTTTTACTCCTTTTCGTTTTCAAAATTCAACGGGCAATCATACCCGATGTAATGCTCCGGAAATTGTACCGGTCGCTGATTAAGTTGGCAGTACCGCTTGCTGCTTGACAGATACGGACACTGTACACAGCACACAAAGCTGCGCCCTTGCCAGTCTACTGGAAAGTGTACCACGACGGTTGCTGTTCCGTCAATAAACGATTTAACGCCGTTCAGCGTTTCACTGCTCTTCATCGGCAGCACCGCCCAAATCGTAATACTCACGGATAACGCTGTCAACGGCTTTCAAATCGTTGTCGATCAAGTCCTGGTCAAACATCCCCAGCGGGCTCTTGACTGTGTCCTGGCCGTTGTTGTGCGTTTGGAAGCAGTACCGGCCATCCTGTACAACTGTCTTTAGGACGATTGTAAACCGCCCCTCGAGCGTAACATAATTGTCAAGCATTTTACCGATTGTCTTAAAGTGCTCCCGGCCGTCGTCCATTTGGTCACTGTGCCCCAAGAAGTAGACGATTTTGTCGTCCGGCAGTTTGGCGGCAAACTCTACCAAATGATTGAACGAAAGAGCCATATCGGTGAATTTTTGATAACCGGTCACCTTGGCGTTGCGCATAAACTCGTTGACCATAAGGTATGTTGCGTCGTCGATCACAATGGACCGCTGCGGTGCTGCCGCAATCGCTTTCTCGATCTTGGCATAATTGTCGCTGTTGTATGTTTTCAGTTTGTTTTTGAACGGCAGCGGCTTTCCGCTCACATTTACGATTGCCACATCATCCGTTGCGAAGTTTCGCAAGCTGGTTGACTTGCCTGTGCCGCTTTGGCCGTAAATCATTACAATGATAGCCATTTTTTACTCTCCTTTCTCTTGACTGCCCGCTGCCGCGAGCAGAACCATACGAACATACGCTGACATCGTCAGCCCCAGCAGTTTAGCCGCCTGCCGGATTTGCTCTTTCTCGTCGTCGGTCATTTTGACCAACAGCAAATTATCCCTGATTGTCGTGTCGCTCATCTCTCGCCCTCCTTTCTGTCGTGTTCAATGAAGCGTTCACAGAACCAGTCCTCGTCCGCTTCTATCACCGGCGAAAGGTCAACCTCTCCGGCTTCAACAGCCTTTCGGATTTCTCTCTCGCAGATTTCCTCGATTTCGTCCGGGTCTAACATCGAAACCACCAACGCAGACAGCTGAACGCTCTCTTTTTCGTTTCCGATGATCTCCTTTACAGTGTCAAACTGCCAAGCCGTCTCGCTCAAGCAGTCAGAGCAAACGCCGTTCGGCATATCCTCCCGGTAGTGTTCTTTGCCGCAAATCGGACAAACCATCTTGTCATCGTCCATAGCTTCGGCGCAGCCATCGCACACGCCGCCGCTGATCTCCCAGCCGTCAACGACACGGCCGCAAATCGTACATCTGTTCATTTTCTGTTCTCCTTTCCTGCCGGACTTTACGCCCGCCCGGCGTGGGCTTATCTGTTTATCTTCCATCCCATCGGCTGCCATCGCCGTCATTGACCAGCAGCACACGGCAGCATTTGTTTACCAGCTTGTCGGCGATCTCCACCCGGCTGTCTTCCGTGTAGCTGAAGCCTTGTATTGCCATCGATACACACACAAGCGCGTCAGTGTCGAACCCCTCGCGGTTGAACCGCACAGACATTTGGCAAATGCCATCCACTTCCTCGTCGCTGCAAGCCGTCAGCCAGCCGTTGGCGGCTATTTCTTTTTTCAAAAGATCAATCATTAAAATCCGGTGTTCTTTTAGTGACATTTTGTCGTCCCCCTTTTTAATCATTCAAAATAAGTGGTGCAACATTCTGCGTTCAGTACGAACATAATCTCAGGAATGTTATAATCCGTTTCGCTATTGTCTTTGATCTTTTTTGCAATAAATGCAAGTCTTTCAGTATCAACATTTCTACCCTCACGAGAAATCCCAAATATATATTCAAACAATGCACCGTATGCGTTAACATCCCCGCAAGTGAACCAATCATATTCAATGCAAGCCTTTCTTACTTTTGCTCCGGAAATTCGTCTAATTTCTTTCATATATATTCTCCTTTCGTCTGGAAGTTACTCTCCCTTTGACATTTACTATATTACACCCAGAAAGCGGAAAAGTCAATACTTTTTTTATATCTTTCTTATATTTCTTTTATACAATCGGTATAAAACTTGCGTGATATGCTCGTGGAAATACAAACTGTAAAATTCTAAAATAGAGATAGAAAAGGAGGCAATGGTCAATGTATAACACATTCAACGGCTATATGCAGGGCATGCAGCCCTACGGAAATCCATACGCTGACAGGTTGGCGGCAATGCAGCAGAACCAAGCAATGCAACAGCGTTGTGATGTAGTCACTGTCAACGGCGAGAACGGAGCACAGGCATACCCGATGGCTCCGAACAGCAGCGCCTTACTGCTGGACGAAAGCCAGCCGCTTGTGTGGCTTGTAAAGACCGATGGCGCAGGATATAAGACGGTGTCGGCATTCAACATCACACCATACGAACAGGCATACGCAGACTTGCACGAACTTGGTGAGGTTGCTGCGGCTTGCGAAGTCAAAAAGCTTGTTGAGTCGGTAGACTGTGAGTTGGAGCGCGTCGAACGCCAACAGATCACGCTGGAGTGCTTGGACTATGACCTTGCGGCGATCTGCGCAGAGCAAGACAAATTGCTCACGAGATATTCTCCGCATTATGGCATTGTGACGGATTAAAAGAAAAGGGCGGAGCCTTTCGCTCTGCCCTGTTTCTTAATATTCCCGCTGCACATTGACCAGCTTGCCGTGCTTTGCTTCTGCGTGTTGCAACTCGACTTTATCAAACCCAGCGCACCAGCAGCGATAACCGTCTGCGAAAGTGTAAACGAAAACCACCTCTTTGTTCATTTTCTCACCCCCCTATACGAAAGGAAAAAGCTATGATTTCTTTGGATATACTCAATCAAGATATACTTGACTTAGAGCGCAACCACGACACGACCTGGGCGACGGTTGAGCGCCTCGCCTGGCTCTATATCGTCCGTGACCACCTTACCGGCGGCGCAAGCAAGT